GCCAATGATGCGTAAAAAGGGCGGTGAGGTAGAGTCTCCTAAGATGCACAAAGCTGAGATGTCAGCTATTAAAGGCATTAAGGGCGATCTTAAGTCTCATGCAGATAAGTCTGCGTCTAAAGCTCATAAAGGTCTGAAAACTGGTGGAGTAATTGAGAAGTACGCTACAGGTGGCGTAATTCAAAAGTACAAAGCCGGTGGTAAGATGAAAAAAGCTTACGGCGGTTCTTGCTAATCAAGGTCGGGGCTTCGGCCCCTTCCTTTTAATTGGAGAAAAATATGGCTGATTCGGTTACGAGCCAGACGCTTATCGATGGTGAGCGCATGGTCATCATGAAATTTACAAACATCAGTGATGGCACTGGTGAATCTGCAGTTTTAAAAGTAGATGTTTCTGCATTAACGCCAAGCGCGTCGGGTCAAACTTGCACCAGAGTTACAGTCAATAAAATCTACATTGCCAACCATGGCATGGAAGTCAGAATGTATTGGGACGCCACAACAGATGTGCCGTTCTTTTTGTCCTCGCCCGGTGCAACGCAAATGCTTGACATGTCAGGCTTTGGTGGTATTACCAACAACGGCGGTACGGGTGTTACTGGCGACATTATGTTTAGCACTGCTGATGCATCTTCTGGTGACACATACTGGTGCATTTTGGAAATGGTCAAAGGGTATAACTAATTATGCCAAGCAAATCACCAGCTCAGCATCGTTTAATGCAAGCCGCCGCGCATACAAAAGATGGCTTTGGTGGTGTGCCGCAAAAAGTTGGCAAAGAGTTTGTCAAGGCTGATAAAGGCAAGAAATTTAAAGAAGGCGGTTTATATGCCAACATTCATGCAAAACGTGAAAGAATCGCTGAAGGCTCTGGGGAGAAAATGCGCAGAGTGGGTAGCAAAGGCGCGCCAACGGCTGAAGACTTTAAGCAGTCAGCCAAAACAGCCAAAATGAAAGATGGCGGTGACCCTAGACTCTCGGTCTCTCGTGGTGAGAAGCTACCTACAAGTCAAGGCGCCGGATTAACGAAAAAAGGCCGTGATAAGTTTAATCGTGCAACTGGCTCTAATCTTAAAGCTCCTGCGCCTAACCCAAAAACAAAAGCTGATCAAGGTCGTAAGGATTCATTCTGTGCTAGAATGTCTGGAATGCCGGGGCCTAAGCGCGATGAAAAAGGCGAGCTTACTCGTAAGGCCGCATCTCTTAAACGTTGGAATTGTCCTGGGTGGTAATGTATGAGCACTAGTGGAACAGTTGGCCAAACAACAATCACGGTTCAAAATCTGATTGATCATGGCGCGCGTCGTGCCGGAAAGCTGGCTGAAGAATTAACCAATGAGCAAGTATCGGCATCTAAGGATAGTCTTTACTACTTGCTTTCTAATCTTGCAAATCGCGGCATTCAATACTGGTGTATTGACAAGACAGTCATAGGTCTTAATCCCGACAAGTATGTTTACTATCTGCCAACAGGCACGGTAGATGTTTTGAATTCTAATTACCGAACAGTTACTGCAAATAACACTGGCGCAAACAGTTCTTCTGGCGTTGCAGCCAACGCTTTTGATGGTATATACACCAATATTTGCCAGTTAACCACTAACACGGGCTTTATTGGTATCAACAACGGGTCTGGAAATGACATCTACATGGGGACCGTGGGTATACTACCGGCAATATCCGGCTCAGTGACCCTCTTAATTCAGTCTTCTACCAATGGCACGACTTGGACAACGGTTTACGCGCCCGGAGCAGTTACTTGGGTTGCAGGCACATGGATCTACTATGATTTAGAGCCTTCAGCAAGCACGCCGTATTGGAGAATCTTGCAAACAGCAGGCTCTAATATGGGTGTTTATCAGGTGGTTTTTGGCTCAAATGCCACGGAAATTCCACTTGCACGTTTGAATCGTGATGACTACACAAACCTGCCTAACAAGAATTTTACTAGCGCTTACCCGTTGCAATTTTGGTTTGACCGTAACATTCCGCAGCCTGCAATGTATCTTTGGCCTGCACCGTCGTCATACGCTCCACAAATCGTGGTCTGGAGACATCGGCAAATTCAGGATGTAGGTGATTTATCAGGTGAGATAGAAATTCCTCAGAGATGGTATCTGGCCATTCAGAATATGCTTGCGCATCAGATGGCCATGGAGCTACCTACAGTTCAAGGGGATCGTATCTCTTACCTTGAAGGGCAAGCTGAAAAGTATTGGAATATTGCTGAGCAAGAGGAACGAGACAAGAGTCCGATTTACTTTGCTCCTAATATTAGTTACTATACGAGGTAAGTATGCCACGTACGCTTGATACTCTTGGCAATGCGGTATTAAGTATTGCAATTTGTGACAGGTGTCACATGAAGCGAGCGTATGTTGAATTGATGCCTGACGGCAATAATCCGGGCTTAAAAGTCTGTGATCATGGCTGCAGAGATCAGTTTGACCCATACCGTTTACCAGCGCGGCAGCCTGAAAAGATTGCACTTAGATTTCCAAGGCCTGATGTCAGTGTAGCTGCAAACCAAGACTCGTTGATTACTGGGCCTTATAATACGTACAACATTTCTCCGGAGCAGAATACCGATGATCCAGAGACCAATGGCAACCTTGATAACCTGAGTCCGTAATATGGCCAATATACAAATTACGCAACTACCAGCAGCTGGTGCAATCACAGGCACCGAGTCGGTGCCTATTGTTCAAAATGGTGTTACGGTTAAGACGACTACAGGCGCCATTGCTGCATCGCCAAGTCAACCGTATACTTATTTAACGGTCAATCAGACTCCACAACTAGCTAACAGTCGTGCGCTATCAGGCGGCACAGGCATAGGTTTAGTTGATGGCGGTGCTCAGTCAACGTTGCAAATAACATTAAATGGCGCGTCTGGCAGTTTAGAGTCTGCAGGCAACGGCATCATTGTTAAGACGGGCGGCTCCACTGTGGTGCCTAGAACATTGTCAACGACAGGAAACGGTATTACTGTTGCAGATGGTAATGGTGTTTCTGGGAATCCTACATTTTCGTTGACTGGCATTGCTGCGGCTATTGCAAACGCGTCAGGCACGGGCATGTTGGCAATTGTTGGTGGGACTACGATTGCAGGCCGTCAAATCACAGGTACTGCTAATCAGATTAGCGTTGTCAATGGTAATGGCGCAGGTGACCCTACATTAACTATTGCAGATAACGTAGTACTTCCGGGTACAGGCGCAATGACTGTAGTGTCAGGCACAACAGGTCAGCAACCCGTTGGCGCTGAAGGCCAGTTTAGATTCAACACAACTACTTCAACATTTGATGGTTTCTCTTCAGGCATATGGCGACAGTTCTCTCTTGCTGGTGGAGTGACATCGTTTAGTGGCGCGTCTACAGGGTTAACGCCTGCAGTTCCTACAAGTGGCGCAATTGTTCTAGGCGGTACGCTTAATGTTGTAAGTGGTGGTACAGGAACAGGTACTTTGACTGGCTATGTGTTTGGTAATGGCACAAGCGCTCTTACTGCAGTAGCTACTATCCCTAACGCGGGTTTAACAAACAGTTCAGTAACTTACAATGGCGTCACGGTTGCCCTTGGCGCTGCAGGTACTATTACAGCGGCATCACCAAATGCACTGACAATTAGCACAGGACTTACAGGTACTTCTTACAATGGTTCTGCTGCAGTAACAATTGCAATTGATTCAACAGTTGCAACGCTGACTGGAACGCAAACTCTTACAAATAAGACGATCAGCGGTGCAAGCAACACGCTGACTAACATTGCAAATGCGTCATTAACAAATAGCGCAGTCACAATCAACGGGTCGCCTGTAAGTTTAGGTGGGTCAATTACAGTTACTGCCACAGCCACAAATGCTTTGACCATTGGCACTGGACTTATTGGAACTTCCTACAACGGTTCTTCTGCTGTCACTATTGGCATTGACTCAACTGTTGCTACGCTAACTGGTACTCAGACGCTGACCAACAAGACGATCAGTGGCTCAAACAATACCCTGACAAACATTGCCAACGCAAGCCTAACCAACTCATCGGTAACTGTTGGTACTACGGCAATTGCTTTGGGTGCATCAAGTCTTACCTTGGGCGGATTGACTTCTGTTGCCGTGACGCAAGACCCAACGTCTGCGCTTGAATTAGCAACTAAGCAGTATGTAGATTCTGTGGCTCAAGGGTTAGACCCCAAGGCATCTTGCGTGGCGGCAACGACGACAAACATTACATTGTCTGGAACGCAGACGATTGATGGTGTGGCGTTGATTGCGGGAGATAGGTGCTTGGTTAAAGACCAGACACTGAGTCAGAACAATGGAATTTATTTGGTTGCGGCGGGTGCATGGACTCGTGCAACGGATATGGACACATGGGCGGAGGTGCCGGGGGCGTTCACCTTCATCGAACAAGGAACCACTTGGGCTGACACAGGTTGGGTATGTACTTCCAACGCTGGCGGTACTTTAGGCACAACCCCTATCACTTGGGTTCAGTTTGCGGGTGTAGGCTCATACACCGCAGGTACGGGATTGACTCTTACGGGGACGCAGTTCAGCATCACCAATACGGCTGTAACGGCGGCTTCATATGGCTCTGCCACACAGGTGGGTACGTTCACGGTCAATGCTCAAGGTCAGTTGACCCTAGCAAGCAACATCACGGTCACTCCAGCGGTCGGAAGCATTACTGGACTGGGTACAGGTGTGGCGACTGCCTTGGCGGTCAACGTAGGCTCTGCTGGCGCCTTTGTGACGTTCAATGGTGCATTGGGTACACCAAGCTCAGGAACGTTAACAAATGCTACGGGATTGCCAATTAGCACTGGAGTATCTGGCCTTGGAACTGGCGTTGCAACGGCTTTAGGTGTTGCTGTTGGCTCTGCTGGTTCTGTTTTGGTCAACGGTGGAGTTTTAGGAACACCTAGCAGTGGTACAGTTACAAACCTAACAGGTACTGCATCGATCAACATTAACGGTACTGTTGGTGCTACAACGCCTACGACAGGCGCATTTACTACTGTAGCCGCAACAACAGTAACCGCAACAACTGGCATCTTCGGAGGAACTTTTTAATGTCTCAAGCAGGCTACACCCCAATATCTCTCTACTACAGCACCACTGCGGCGGCTGTGCCTCTGGCGGCAAATCTTGCGCAAGGTGAATTAGCAATCAACATTGTTGACGGCAAACTTTATTACGAAAACAATTCTGGTGTTGTGACGTTGCTGGCTTCAGCCGCAGGCGCTTCTGGCGATGTGGTTGGCCCAGCCTCTGCCACTGACAATGCTCTGGCACGTTTTGACCTCACCACAGGTAAACTAATTCAGAACTCTGTTGGCATCTTGAGCGATGCTGGCATTTTGACTGGCTTGACTGGCCTGACTTCGTCTGGCTCCATTACGCTCTCTAGCCTGACCTCTGGTCGCGTTCCTTACGCATCAACTGGTGGCTTGCTAACTGACTCTGCTAACTTGTTGTACTCTGGTACTGACCTGACTGTTTATGGTCTAACTGTTGGTCGTGGTACGGGTGCTGTATCTAGCAATACTGCGGTGGGTGCTAATGCTTTGGCGGCAAATACGAGTGGTGCTGAAAATGCCGCTTTAGGAAATGGCGCTCTCAGGGTAGTAACAACAGGCGGTGCTAATACTGGCGTTGGTAATGCAGTCTTGTACAACAACACTACTGGTGCAGGTAACACAGCACTTGGCAATTCAGCCTTGTTTTCCAACACCACAGCCAGCAACAATACTGCGGTAGGTTATCAGGCGGGATATACAAATACGACATCAAGTTCACAGACATTTGTTGGCTACCAAGCAGGATATTTAGCAACAGGTGCCGCAAATACATTTGTTGGTAAAAGCGCAGGTAATGCTGTTTCAACTGGCTCTTTTAACACAATGCTTGGTTATGCGGCTGGTAATGTACTGACAACAGGTGCATCTAATACATTTATTGGGTCAGGCACTACCAGTGCGGGCGAGGTAATGACCACAGGTTCTAAAAATGTCATCATCGGTGGCTACTCAGGAAACTTAGGTGGCCTAGACATTCGCACTGCCAGCAACTACATCGTGCTGTCTGATGGTGATGGCAACCCACGACTAGCAATTAACACTTCTGGTGCATACGGACTAAACGGTGCTAACTACGGCACAAACGGTCAGGTGCTGACCTCTGGCGGTTCTGCGGCGGCTCCAACATGGACAACAGTAAGTGGTGGTGGAACGCCCGGCGGTTCAACTACGCAAGTTCAGTACAACAACGCTGGAGCATTTGCTGGTTCTGCCAATTTTACATTTGATGGAACTACAGTTACTCTCGCTAATGATACTTATGCAACCAGTGTGAGAATTGGTCGCGGTGCAAGTGCTGTTAGTTCAAATACTGTGGTTGGCTCTAACGGGGCTTTAGGCGCAATCACTACTGGTAGCGGAAACTCAATTTTTGGCCCTTATGCTGGTGCGGCAATTACCACTGGAACAAATAATTCTGGATTTGGGTATGGCGCGTTAAACGCTGTTACTACTGGAAGTGCTAATACAACATTTGGTTATTCGTCATTGCAAAAAACAACAGGCTCAAGTAATACTGCTGTAGGTGATTATTCTCAGTTTGAAAATTTAACTGGAGTTGATAACACTTCTATTGGCTCAAACGCACTTCGGGCAAATACCGCAGGTAGCTACAACACAGCCCTTGGAGACCGAGCACTTTATCTAAACACAGCATCTAACAACACTGCTGTAGGTTATCAGGCGATGTACAGCAACACCACAGGCACTGTTAATACTGCCGTTGGGTACGGCGCACTTTATTCAAATACAACGGCTGGTGAAAACAGCGCGTTTGGCTATAACGCACTAAGGGCTAACACAACTGGGGCTTTGAATTGCGCCTTTGGTGTGGAGTCGCTTCTTTCAAACACAACTGGCGGTAACAATACTGGTTATGGTTATCAAACACTTCGTTCCAACACCACAGGCTCAAACAATACTGCGTTAGGCTATCGTGCCGCATATTCAAATCAGACTGGTGGCCCAATCACGGCAATTGGTCAAAATGCGGGTTTTGCATACACAGGCGGTGATAGTTGGGGTTCTGTGTTTATTGGTAATGGTGCAGGCGCTTCTGTCACAACTGGTTATGATAACGTAGCAATTGGTGGCTCGGCTCTTGCCTCTTTATTAACAACGCTTGGATGTACTGCCATTGGCGCCAAGACCATGCGTTTGAACACCGCAAATAGGGTTACTGCTGTTGGTGCTTACGCATTGCAAAACAATACAACTGGCGCAAACAACAATGCGTTTGGTACTGGCGCATTAGGGGGCAATACCACTGGCACAGACAACGTGGCTATGGGTAGTGAAGATAGTTCTACTGGATATGCAGCACTTGCAAACAACTCAACTGGCTCTTATAACACCGCAATAGGTAATGCCGCAATTCGCTCTAACACTACGGCAAATGGTAATACAGCGGTGGGTTGGGCTGCTCTTGCTAGTTCTAATAGAACCTCAGACAGTACTGCGTACAATACAGCTATTGGAACTCAAGCAGGGGGTACAGTAACTACTGGATATAAAAATGTGCTGATTGGTTATGGCGCAGGTGATGAAGCCTTTAGTCTGACCACAGGCTATGAAAACATTTTAATTGGTAATAGGCCATGCCCAAGCGCATCTAGTGGCAACAATCAAATTGTTATTGGCACAACTACTCCCTCATTAGGTAAAGGCAACAGCACAGGTTTTATCAATCCTAATAGTGGTGGTGTTTATCAGGGCAACAACTCATCGTCTTGGGCAACAACTTCTGACCAACGATTAAAGAAGAACATCGTCAACAATAATGTTGGTTTGGAAAAACTTACGCAACTTCAAGTTCGTAACTTTGAATATCGTTTGCCTGAAGAAATTACAGAACTAAGTTCTAGTGACGCAATCCATAAATCAGGTGTTCAGTTAGGTGTAATTGCTCAAGAATTACAAGCTGTTCTACCTGATTGCGTAAAACAAGAATCAACTGGTGTCCTATCTGTCGATACCGACAACCTAACTTGGTACTTAATTAACGCTGTCAAAGAACTGAAAGCACAAAACGATTCTCTCAAGGCGCGTTTAGATGCCGCTAATCTTTAAACTGAAAGGTAAATTATGACTATTGATACTAAACCCACAACAGAAGAAATCGCACAGCACTACAGCGCCGCAATGGACTCGGTGAATCTTATCAACGGCGTCAAGCCCGAAGGTATGACTGCTGACGAATGGGCTGATTGCCTTTCACGCAACAAAGAACATTTGAAAATCATGCTTGCCAAGGAATTCTGGACAACAGAAGATTTAACACCCCTGCGTACAGCATCAGCATAACGGGAAGCCACCACCCAATCTTGGTGGCACATTAAAGGAAACATCATGGGAAAAAACGAAAAAACCCCTGTGACGATTGACGGCGTAGATTACAAGTTTGAAGACATGAGTCAGCAACAGCAGATGTTGCTCAACCATGTTGCCGACTTGGATCGTAAGTTGGACTCAGCACGATTCAATGTGGATCAGCTTCAGGTGGGCAGAGATGCCTTCTTCAGAATGCTGAAGGATGCGTTAGAAACCAAGCCTGAAGAGGCCGTGACTGACGTAACTGACGTATCGGTGCAGTAATGTGGGACTGGGCGGAGGCTTTAACAGTCGCCGCCCTTATAGCAGTCACCATTATTTTCTGTACTTGTATGATTGTATGGGTAGGAATATGGTGAATGCGCTGGCTTATATTGTTAATGTTGTTAGCCCTAGTGGGGGCTGTTGCCAAGAATGGCTGTCATGTACGAGAGTTTTACGGCATAGGCTATACAATTCACGACCCGACCATACGGCACAGAGAAATGATGGCGTGGCTCGACAAGAATGCGCCCTACTGCAAATCAACAGAATATGTAGTTATCTGGAACAATCTGTCAGAGTGGGCGGGCACAGCCGACTCCACATGGCTTAGAAACAAGGTTGTACATGGGTATAAAGATGCACTTGAGCGTGAAAAGAAATGATTCCGCCAATTCACAAGTGGTATCCTATGGTACAACCGGGAGGCGAGCCAACTAAAACAGATGCGCTTGAACGTAGGGCTGAACGTATGCAAGAAGAATACGCGCAAGCTTTAAAGATGAAGAAGGTGAAGGATAAAATTGATGATCTTGAGTTTGAGTTGTACGTAAAGAAGGCAGAACGCAACCAACTTAGCCTTGAGATTTTTACCAACCGTAAGCTGGATATTTATGTATGACCAGAAAGCCGATACCCAGACCAGTGAAGAAAGTGTCGATGGACACCAAAGACAAGCTGACCCTGTGGGTCACGTTAATGGTCAGCTTCACCCTGTGCATCTCTGTTTTGGCTATGGTCTTCAGCTTTATGCTTGGCCTTTGGGCCAAAGAAGTGGACAACGCAGAGATATTCAAAATGATTTCACCCGCTTTTTCTACACTTATCGGCGGCATGATTGGGTTCCTGAGTGGTATCAAACTAATGCAAAATGAAGATAAAAAGGATCACAAATGTTAGACATTCTTTCCGGTGGTTTGCTAGGCTCCATCTTTGGTGGCATCTTTCGTATGGCACCCGAGGTGCTAAAGTTCTTTGACAAGAAGAACGAGCGACAGCACGAGCTGAATATGTTTGCACGACAGTGCGAGCTTGAAACACTTCGTGGTCAGCAAAAGCTGGCTGAGATTGGCGCGCAACGTGAAGCAGCCATGGACGTTGGGGTTATGGATGCTTTTAATAACGCCATCACCCAGCAGGCCGAGATGGTTAAAGCCGCAGGCGGTTGGGTAGCTAGCCTGTCAGCTTCTGTACGTCCAGTCGTGACTTACTGGGTGCTGTTTGTCTGGTCGTTTATCCACGTATGGTTTGCATGGAACGCATGGCTTGGTGGTGCACCAGCTGTAGAAGTGTTTAAAACCATGATGACACCTGACTTCTCAGCCCTGCTGTCTGGGACAATTAACTATTGGTTCCTCGACCGTACTCTGAAACAGCGTGGCATATGAATCTAGAACTAGCCGCTGAACTGTGCCGCCGGTACGAGGGGTATCGGGCCAAGCCTTACCTTTGTCCGGCTGGTGTAGCCACGATTGGCTATGGTTCTACCTACTATGCAGATAAACGCAAGGTAACCTTGGAAGATGCTCCGATGGATGAATCCACGGCACGTGCTCTTTTAATGATTGAGCTTGAGCACACGTACCTACCCGGTGTTCTACGTAACTGCCCCGGCTTGATAACTGATGAGCGTAAGTGCAATGCCATTGTGGACTTTGCCTACAATTTGGGCACTGGACGCTTGCAAACATCTACGTTAAAGCGTAAGATCAATGCACAAGATTGGGAAGGGGCAAAAGAACAACTGATGCTCTGGACTAAAGGTGGCGGCAAGGTATTGCCGGGCTTGCTTAAACGGCGTACTGCTGAGTGCGCTTTGCTCACGTGAAAAATATTATATCTTTATTTTTAAGGAGTGTTTAAAATGGCATCAAGTAAGCCTGTTTGGGAAAAACCACGGCCAAAATCATTAGGTAAACCTAAGCCTCTTTCGCCGCAGAAAAAGTCGGCAGCAAAAGCAAGAGCTAAAGCAGCAGGTAGACCTTACCCTAATTTAGTTGATAATATGGCTATGGCTAGGAAACGGGGCAAGTAAGTATGGCAACTGCTGCAGTAATGACATACACCACTTTGGTGGAAAATATTGAGTCTTATTTAGAGCGTACGGACACTGCTACGCTTAATAAGATTCCGCTTTTCATTATGTTGGCTGAGCAGATCATTGCTAGCCAGATTAAGTTCCTTGGCAACTTAACGGTCAATACAAGCACAATGGTATCAGGCAATGGCGTTATTGCCAAGCCCGCTCGTTGGCATAAGACTGTTTCCATGAACGTGACGGTAAGTGGTGATCGTCAGCCCGTACTGCTTCGTAAATACGAGTACCTTCGCAATTACTGGCCGGATTCAACAGCCACTGATGTGCCTTTGTACTACTGCGACTATGATTACTCCAACTGGTTGATAGCGCCAACGCCAAACGCTAACTACGCGTTTGAGGTGTTATATTATGAACGAGTACAACCTCTGGATTCATCGAATCAAACTAATTGGTTTACCATATACGCTCCTCAGGCGTTGCTGTACGGGTCACTGATGCAAGCGATGCCATTCCTGAAGAATGACGAGCGTATGCCAATGTGGCAGCAAAATTATGATTTGATCATGCAAACACTGATGGCTGAAGATAAGCTTCGCATTGCAGATCGTCAAGCCATTGCGGTGGATTCATGAGCTATGTAAGCCCTTTTACCGGTGATGTTATTCAGCCAACTGATGTTAGCTACCGCGCCGTCACGCTAACTGCCAACACGCAGTTAAACTGGCCTTCCAATAGTACAACCAACTCTGACTTTGCTGCGCGTATCATGCAGGTCACGGCTAGCACTGCCGGTCTTAACTTGTATATGCCACCGGCGGATCAAACATCTGTAGGCAACGACGCGCTAATTCGCAACATTGGCGCCAATACGTTCACTGTTAAGGACTACGCAGGCACAAATACCATCGTCTCAGTGGCTGCCGGAGAATCCAAGTATATCTATATAACAACTAATTCAACCAGCCAAGGCACTTGGGGCATTATTGCCTTTGG